TGTTATTATTATTAATGTTATTACTCTTATAATACTGCCCAAATTTTGGGTAGTCTGATTGCTTAAATTTTGACACCCTGACTACCCTATTTTTGGGTAGTCTTATTAAATACTTATTTGCAGAGGATAATCTGTTAATAACTAGATAACCATTATCAATTAGTTCCTTTTTAGCCTTTTGGAGTGTATTAACAGAACATCCTAATTTTTGGCATAAATTAGAGTTTCTGAGGTTTCTGTAGTTCTCCGAAAGACTCCGAATATAGCAAAATAACACTTTTGCCTCATTTCCTATATTTTCATCATATATGAGCTGGTTTGGGATCATGGCGAACCCTTTTTTGACTTTTTCCATCTTCTTTAATTCCCTTCTTGCTAGACCTTCTATATGTCAAATTTTGGGTAATCAATAAGAACATTTAGCAAACATATATTTTTATTCACTCTTAGCTTTTAACACTTGCAATATAGAACAAATGTTATATAAAAATAGTATGTTTAAAACAAATCAACAAAGGAAAGAAACAATGAACAAACAAGATAAATATATAATGAACCAAAGAATAGAAAAGCATGGAGATAATCTAAAAGCTATTTTTAATCTTGATACTGACAGCGTTAAATTATCAAAACAACTTTTTAGATTAGAAAACAAAGCACATAAATTAGCCACTGATTATTGTAATGGCGACTTTCAAGGTGATATTGAAAAAGAGTCTGAAAAAATACTTTCTAAAGTTGCTAAGATATTAAATACAAATACTTTTAATATGTTTTTAAATACAGATCCTAGAGGTTATGCGTTAAAGTTTTTTGAAGACTTTAGCAAAGACAAAGCAATACATAAAGATTGGGGTGGATATGGTATTATTGCTCCAGATTTTAGAGAGGGTTTATAATGAAAAATAAAAATTTTAATTTATTCAATCTTTTTAGCAAGACCTTCAAAGATCGTAAAATGTTTGGTTTTATTGGTTTTGGTGAGCTTGAGCTTATGCCAAAAGTATCAAAGCCAATAAGACAGACAGAGGAAACAGAGGAAACTTTGGAGCTGCAAGAAGCATCTCAACTGATGGAATCAGTGGAGCTACCAGAGGATTATTTTAATAATTTAACAAAAGGAGATAAAAAACATGGGTAATGGATTTAACACTTGGGATGAATTTTTAACTAAAGTAATAGAAAAAATTAAAAAAAGATGGTTAAAAAAAGATAAACAAAAACTAAAAGAATTAGAAAAAAAATACGAAGAAACCAATAAACAGTGCCAAGCTGCTTATGATAAATATTTATCATTAAGTAATAAAACTGCTAATATTTCTGATTCTATAGATAGATTATATAAAAAATATACATCTGTTAAAAAAGTTAAATTGAAAAATCCGCACTATATTGCACCAAGTTATTAACAAAAGGATAGTAATGAACAGAAACAAATTTGGACTCCCTTATATTTTTGACCATGTAAAAGCACAAGATCAAAGAAGGCTAGACAATCTTGATTATATGGTTAAGAATTGTCCTCATGATTTCAAAAAAATCTGGACTAGCAAAAGGAAAGAACTCAAGGAACAAATTGAAAAAAGAAGACATAAAACCCTTAACTAAGAAACAGTTGAAGGATCTTAAGGAAAAGATGCTTATATCAATTCTAAGGGGTTCTATGGCTTGTAATGGGGTATATTTTAACAGATATAGAAACTTTAAAGGAAAGGTTAAACAATTATGCTTACAGAGTATAAAATAGAAAAAAACATACCAATAACTAAAGACGCAAGAAAAGGAAGTAAATTAACAAATCCATTGTACCAAATTGCTCAAGATATGAAAATTGGAGATAGTATAAAATTTAATTTTAAAGATTTTCCAGGTGTAGAGAATGTTACTTGGGATGTAGATAAAAAAATTGAACATAGTCAAAAAATGAGAGTATGGGAAAAATCTCTAAATGCTCCTAAAACTTTAAGAAGATATTTAATAGAACTTTATGGAAAAGGATCAGTAGCAACTAGAGATTTATATAATATTCCTGAAGAATCATTAAAAGAAAATGAAAGAGGTGTGAGAGTTTGGAGGATAAAATAATATGCTTGAAACAATTATAGCGTTAGAGATTGCATTATTGATTTTTTATTATGCAACTAATTAAAAAAAATCCATTTGCTAAACTTTTAAAAAATTCTTTTTTTAAATTAAAAATATTTAAGAAAAAAAAAGGGAAAGGAAGTTATGACAGAAAAAAAAACAAAAATTATACTTGATTTATGCGGTGGTACCGGATCATGGTCAAAACCTTATTTAGAGAATGGTTATGATGTAAAAATTATTGATGCAAATGAATGGGGAAATTTAAACGAAAGCACAGATATAAGATTATTAAAAAAAATTAATAAACCTATTTATGGAATATTAGCAGCTCCACCTTGTACTCATTTTGCTGGTAGTGGTGCTAGATGGTGGAAAGATAAAGGTCTTGAACCTTTAAAAGATGGATTATCTATTGTTGATGCTGTTTTTAGAATAATCTTTGCACATAAACCTAAATTTTGGGTGATGGAAAATCCAGTTGGTAGATTAGTTCATTATATTGGTAAACCTAAAATGATTTTTAATCCTTGTGATTATGGTGATCCATATACAAAAAAAACTTGTTTATGGGGTGAATTTAATGAACCAATTAAAACACCGGTAGAACCTAAATTTATAACTGTAGGTGGCAAACGAATGTCAGAAATACATTATAAAACTTTTGCTATGAAACCAAATGATAGAGCTAGAGAAAGAAGTAAAACTCCTGGAGGTTTTGCTAAAGCATTTTATGAAGCAAATAAATGAATGAATGAATATTTATGGAGATATGCGGACTTGTATTAAATGCAAAATGAAAGCAGACGTAGTTGAAAAAGGTAAAGATTATTGTGCTGAATGTTGGTTTAAATATTTTTCTGGCGAAACTATTGAGCAATACGAAAAAAGACAAAACGAATTAGAAGAAAGGAGAAGAAAAAAATATGAAGATAACTCTTGACTCTAATGATGTTGAATTAGCTTATACAACAGCTCAAAGAAGGTTTATTGGTAATGTAAGAATGAACAAAGGCTTTTCTTATGGTTATAATAAAAACTTAAAAAATCAATTATATGATGGGTTCTTAGGTGCTATGGGTGAAGTTGTTTATGCAAAGGCAACTAATAGCTTTTTTAATGGTTCTTATACTGACAATAATGAGTTTTATTCAGAGTCCGACTTTCAAAACAATATAGAAATAAGAACTCAAGATAAAAAATCATATAATTTTTTGCTTATTAGACCTGGAGAAAAGCAAGGAAAGTATTTTTTAATAATTAAGGACAACGACAAAGATTATAATTTTACAATAAAGGGTTGGTTTTTATATAAAGATGATTTACCAACTGAAAAACTATCTAATTTTGGGTATCAGGACAGACCTGTTGCATATAAAATTGAAATAAATGAACTAACACCATTGGAGGAAGATGTCAGACAAGATAAATTTTAAATTATTTAAACCTTTTGGTTCTACCTTAGCAAAGGCAACACTGCCTTTAGAACTATTGAAAGATTTTAAGGCGGATCTAAAAAAGATTAGAGAAGACAAACAAAAACAAAAAGACCATGATTGGAGTCAAAGATTAGTTGGTGCAGTAAAAGAAGAATACCTAATTACTCCAGAGGTTTTATTAAAATGGAAAAGAGCTTTCTTCGATCCGATTATGGTTTCTTATACTAATGCTCATTTTAAACATGATAAAATTAAAAATATTTTAATTAATTCTGCTTGGTATGTAATTCAAAAATCTGGCGACTATAACCCCATGCACAATCATTCTGAATATGTCAAAGGTAATTATACTTTAAGCTGCGTTGGTTATTTAGAATTACCTGAGTCTATGAAATCAACTGATAATGCAAAAGCACATAATGATTTTAGCGGTCAAATAGAGTTTTCTGAGGGATCTGAAAATATGTTTTCTGATAGCAGACACCGAATTAATCCAGAGGTTCGTCAATGGTTTTTGTTTCCTAATTATTTAATGCACTCTGTATATCCTTTTAAATCTGACAAAGATCAGGAGAGAATATCATTTAGTTTCAACGCAACTGTAGTATTTGACAATGAATATAAACCCACAAATTGAATTTTATTTATACATAATATTGACAATTTTTGTTCTAATCTATATTAAAATTAACTATGCTTAAACAAATCGGAAAAGAGTGGAAGAAGAAAGAAGAAGGAGGAACTTTCACTGCCGATCACCTATCCCCATCGCAGCTCAATATGAACATCGATCAGTGGCATTATAACTATAATGTTTTAACTGCTGCTGAACGAAAAAAGCTCCCTGCAAACTTAAAAATGATCTTCGGTGGGTTGGTAGGTCAGGCACTACAAAATTTAATTACTGAAAAATTAACTATTGAAGAAGTAATGAAAGGAAAGAAATGAGCCAAGAAATATTAAGTAAGTTTGCACAATTACAAACTGAAAACAGAAACCAAAAGCAAGAACTAAAAAGATATTCTCAGATGCTTCTTGCAAGAGATGAAGAAATTACAAAACTTAAAAAACAAATAGATGACTACCAACTTGGTGAAAAGATGGTTGCAAAGAACCAAAGCTATTTAGAAGCTAAAGCACAAAAAGATATTGACC